CTCCACAAAGTCCTTGCTTGGGAAGAAGCAAACGGCATTACACCCATTGAACCTTTTTAATTACTATGGCAAACACCGCATTTAACGCAAAACTAAGAGTTGTTGACAACAACAGCGATAGAGAAAACGCCCCAGATCAAAACATTATTATTGATTTCACTTGTGAAGAGGGTATAAAAGCTGCAAATTATATTTTGCAAGCTGTAGAAAATGCCAAAATGGAAGGCACAACAATTCGTGTCTATAAAAGCAAGTCAGACTATGATGAGGTAACTGGATTTTCGCTTTGGGGTGGCCTCTGGGGTAACTCAGGCAAGATTGCACCACTAAACCCTAAACCAGCCTCTGAGAGGACTGTAAACGTCAAAGCAAACCAGCGTGAACTTCCAGAGGATTTACCTTTTTGATTATGTACTTAGTAACTTTTCCAAACAATCCTTATGTAGGCCAGATTTTTTATCACCCAGAATCTGAAAGAACCTATGAATTTTGTGAAACTACAAGAACAGATGAGTTAACTGGTATGGTGCATGAATCTGCAACATGGTTTGATATTACAGAAAAAGATTTAGTTCCTTAACTTAGAGGCATGACAACCCGCGTGAGTAGGGTGACAAGCTGCTCCTTTGAAAAAAGTACCATTCATGACTCTTATTGTGGTTTTTGGGATCGACTCCAAGCTTTTGACAAAGATGTTATGAGTTCCCTTCGAGGATATGAAGAGAGTCAACCCTTAAATTGGTTTCCATCTTTATATAAGCAAGTCAGTCTGTAAGTCCTCTACTTCTTTCCAAATATAACAAACCTGATGCGATCCCAAAGGGTCGCTTTTTTCTTGCTTAATCGTTTTTCTAGTTTATAAATATATGCCTGCTGTGAAGATATGACATCAAGTGAAGTGCTTACAAAGTGGGCTTGCTTTGCGTTTGTTTTAAGTAACTTAATTGAATAAGGCTTAAGTAGTTCAATGTCCTCTAGTTTTTCAATAAACTGTATAGACTTTTGCACCTCAAACTCACCCTCAAGGCTGTAAGTAGATGTAAGAGCCTTGATAATATCCATCATTTGACTGGAAAAAGCTTTTCTTCAATCATTTTTACTATTGCGTCATCAACGTCATTATCGGATTTTTCAGCAGCTGATTTCAACATGAGCAAAAGCCCTTTTCTGATAGATTCTGATTTTCCAAACCTGATAAATAGGTTGATTAAAAATTTAGACATGATTTGTTTGTTTTTCCAAACATAGCTAAAATGCCAGTATTAAACAAGAAATCTTAATCTGATGGAAGAAGAAGAAAAAGAAAGTCGAGATTATTTTGGTCATGGGATCAGACTTTTAATTTTGGTTTGGGCTTTATCAGTGATGACTTTGGGGTACATGGAAAAGATAAGGTTAGACACCTTTGCTGCTGGCCTTGTTGGAAATATTGCTTCGGCTTATGGGATCTCTATAAAGGGTAAAAATGGCAACCAAAAAAAACCAGTTATAGTAGATAATAAGAATACAAAAGTAGGTATTAAATGAAAAAGCTATTACCATTATTACTTCTTGCATCAGCACCAGCCTATGCTGATATAACACACAGCATAACGTCTAGTATAAAGCTTGAAGTTAGTACAGCAGCTACTACAGCAGATAAGATAGGATCATCTTATTCAGTAAGTGGATCTGGTGTAACAACAGAAGATGCAAATTCGAATGCTGGTGTTGTTGGAGGTTTCGGAGATCTGACGAATGGCGTACCAGCTTTTACATCAATTACTGCAACTCAGGCCACCAATGGTGAAGCGTTCAGTTTTTCTCAAACTCTGTTAGAAGGGGACGTTTCTCCTACATCTGCCGTCACTACAGGAGAAGTTGCAAACTTTTCTGACTTAACATCAACGGCTGCTGGTTCTGCTACTGGCTTGGAAGGAACTATTGATAATCATGCAATATCTCTTACAGCAGGTGGTACAGGTACAACAGCTACAGGACAATTTGTTACCACGTTAACTGTGGACTAAAGCCATGAAAAGGCTTTTATTTTTATCATTACTGTATGTCTTACCAGCTAATGCAAATATTGTACCGAATTTTGTTCAAGGAAATATGCAGTCAACTACATCTACTGTCACTACAATTTCAGAATCTATCACCAGTAAGGATTATAAAACAGGGTATGAATATACAGTTTCTGGTACTGGCATCAAATATTCTGGTGGTGATATGGCTCCAACAGCGGTGCAAACAACTGGAACAGTTGGGGGTGTAAGTTATACATGGACAGGTGCAGACATGACAACAAAACCAACATGGGAGTTAGTAGATCCGACTTCAGGCAATGCTTTCCAATTTTCGGAAACCTATTCAGGCTCAGGACTTCAAAATGTCACCACAATTACAAGAGATATTACAACAGAATCCGTTACCTCTACGCAGTCTGTGTTCTCTCAGTAATTTTAAGCCCAGTTAAAGTTTTAGCTAATGCAGTAAGTCAAAGTAATAGTGGATCTGTAACTAATCAGAACTGGAATGTAAACAATGGTTCTTTTCATACAAATCAGTATGGAGGAAATATTGTATGTCAGGGAGCAATGATGACTATAACTCCATTTACTACATTTAATTCAAATTATCGAAAACCATTTGAACATTATTATGAAACTCCTGTTTACGATCCAACAGACTTGGTAGGAGATTTTGATGATGAAGGCAACCCCATAGGAGATGGCACACCAGACAATGCAGGGTCAATTCTTTATATGCAAAAAAACTATTCTGGTACGAATAAAGATAGCTTTGCCATAGGTACAGGGATCACCATGAACTTTTCTATCCCACTAGACAGACAACTTGGTAAACAATGTAAAGACGCAGCCCAGACTCAGATAAATATACAAAAACAAAGACTGAAAAACCTTGAACTAGACTGGCATATCAGTCGTTTAAAGCATTGCGGAGAGAAAAAGATTGCTGGAATACAGTTTGCAAAATCAAGTCCTTACTATGATTTATGCAAAGATATAGAGATCGTTCCAAAAAAAGGTCAGGTTTTACCGCATAAGCACGAAATAAAATAGAAGTAGAAGGTGTTTATATCCTTAAAGTGTCTTACGTTTTAAGAACCCTCTACTCCTTTTTTAAATCTACCTTATCTTTTTTCTTTGTCAGTTTTTTAATTATATTTTTTACGAGAGGTTTTATAACATTAACAAGAAGTGGAGTAGTAGCAGCGACCAAAGCAATGCCAGCAGCAGTAGTAGAATCCTTAACTGAAGGTAAGTATTGCTCGATAAATTTTGTATCCTCATAAATCGTTATACATTCCTCATTTTCTATTTTATGACCAGAAACGATTTGCAGCTTTTGAGAATTTCTGAAATCCCCGATCATTTGATCTTTAGATGGGTCTGGGCATTTTATAAAAAATTCTTTATCTTTTTTTTCAGGTAGTTTTGGTTTTTTAGTCTCAGGTTGTACTGTTTTATTTTCTGCTTTGTTGCTTTCTTCTTCCTTAGTCTCAACTATCTCAATCTTTCTTTTGTCATACAACAAAGGTTCAAATGATGGCATTGAACCAAAAGGGCAACTAATTACAGTACCAGTAGGGTCATCTTCATATAATGCAGTATTTTTAGGTGAGGCATCTCTGTGATAACGTACACAAGCTGGCATCATTAAAGATGGCATTGGTACGTTTAATACATGAAAAGGATTATTTATATTGTTATCAATTAAGGGGACATCAATCTTTGGTACTTTTATTTCAGAAATATTATCTAAAGTCATTTATTTTATAAATTACCAATTTAATTGGTCTTCAATCTGTTCTTTTTGTCTCCTTTCAATATATTCCCAAAACCATTTATTTGGATCGTTAACATCTACTACAGGTTTAGGTCTTAATTTTCTTATCTGCTTTTCTAATTCATCAGCAACAATCCAATCCATGTGTTTTATAACTTGTTCTACTAACTGATTTTCAAAGGCTGGACTTTTCATATACAAAAAAACCATAAAGCCTGATCCAAAAGTAATTCCAGATGTTATTAGTGCCAAAACTGCTATAAAACGTGTTCGGACTCTTGATGGAGTTCTTTTAGATTCTGTCATTTATTTTTTAAATAAAGGTATTGATTCTCCTGTAGTTTTTGGTATCGCTTTTTCTATAGCCTTTGGCATTGCCTTTTGCAGATCGCCCATAAGTTTATTTTTTAATGTACGTTCAAATTCTGGACTCTTCATGTAACGAATAGCAAGAAATGCACCAACAGACATTGAACTTACCATTAAAAATGAGATAATTGATAAAACATTAGCTATTTTTTGAAACATGATTAAAGAAGCTATTCTCCGAGCAATAAGTCATAGCCTTATTATATCAATGCTGCTAATAATACCAACAATAGCTCCTCTATATCTAATTACGTCTTATATGACTACCAAGGTACACCAGAAGTCTTAGTTGGAGTTTTTGATTCTGTTATTTGTGCAGCAATTGCTGTTTCTATTCGTGTAACTTCATCAGAACCTAATGCAGCTTTAGCCCATGCAATAGCATTATCTTTTGTTATATCTGTATAGGCAGTAAAAGATCCAGAATCAGCAGCAGCAAGTCCTACAGAACCATATCTAAAACCGTTATGAACTACAGCAGAATCGCCACTACCAACAGTTTCAGAGTCTTTTGCTGTCCAGTGAACAGTTGTTACAACATCAGATAAACTTCCTACAGTTTTTGTTGCGTCTAAACAATTAACGTTCCAAGTAACAGCCATGATAATTAGTGTATAGTTTTATTTTACTTAGATTCTACAGTCTGTACAACATCACTTAGTTTTTCTAACTGTTTCAATGCACCTTGATCTTCCATTATTGGTTGAGTTAGTTTTTGTGCCTCTGCTTGTTTTTCTTGTATGTCTTTCTGAAGCATTTTTAAATTTGCAATATTTAAATCAAGACGAGTTTTTGTTTCGTCATAAATTTCTTGTGGTGTAGCCATAAAATTTAGTTCATTTATCCAATTTTACTAAGCAGCTTCTAATGCTGCAACTTTTACTTCAAGTTCTTGTATTGCTTTGACAAGCATAGGTATTATTAATTTTTCATTTACTGTTAAAG